GCTCTGGTGTAATAAACGTTCATGCGCCAGGACACGGATTAACAAATGGAACAACATATAGATTTAGAGGTGCAACTAAACTTGCAGGAACTTATGCAAATCCAGCATCCTTTGATGGTATAGCAGGGTCAAACATTGCAAAAGCTGCAGGGTATGCTATTAATACAGGTAAGTTTGTTGATGGTTCAAGAGTCACAACAAACACATCAGATAATTTCTACTTTACTGTTCAAACAAACACAGCAACAGCAGGTGGAGTGAAAGGAGGAGGGTTTCCAGTCTCAGTTGGACCAGTAACCCTTAGCGCATAATGTCAGGAATAAGTTACACAGATTTAAAAACACAAATTAGAAATTATACAGAAGTTGATAGCACCGTGTTATCAGATTCAATTATAGAAAATATTGTGCTTAATGCAGAATATAGAATTGCAAGAGATGTGCCTATTGATGCATACAAAGCAATTGCTACAGGTAATTTAACAACAAACCAAGATTATGTAAATTTACCTGCAGGAGCATTATTTGTAAGAGGTGTACAAGTTTATACTTCTACATCAGTTACAACAGGAGCTAACACTTGGTTAGAAAAAAAAGACATGTCTTATTTAGAAGAATACGTTTCAGCTAATACAGACTCAGGAACACCTAAATATTATGCAATGAAAGGTGGTGGAACAGGTAATACTAGTTCTACTTCAGGTGCTATTTTATTGGCTCCTGTGCCTAATTCAACATATGAATATCAAATACATTACAATGTAATGCCAACAAAATTAGAAGCGACTGATAATGAAACTAGTTATATTAGTTTAAATTTTCCAAATGGTCTGCTATATTGTTGTCTAGCAGAAGCTTATGCTTTTTTAAAAGGACCTATGGATATGTTACAACTTTACGAAGGAAAATATAAAGAGGCAGTGCAAACATTTGCTGCTGAACAAATTGGTAGAAGAAGAAGGGATGATTATACTGATGGTACAGTTAGAATACCTGTACAATCAGCACCACAATAGGAATTAAATTATGGCATCAAGTTATACAGATCTCGGTATAGAAAAAATGGCAACTGGCGAAAACGCCGGTACATGGGGAACAAAAACTAATACTAACCTAGACATTATAGAAAAATCAATTGCTGGTTATGTAGAACAAGCAGTAACTAGTGGTGGAACAACACAATTAACAATTACAGATGGTGATGCAACAGAATCTACATCAGTTGCAAGACACGCTGTTATAAAATTAACAGGTACAATAACAGGTAACTCTATTGTAACTGTACCAGATTCAGTAGAAAAAGTTTATATTGTAACTAATGGCACATCAGGTGCATACACAGTTCAATTTAAAACAGCATCAGGAACAGGTATTACTTTTGGAGTATCAGAAAAAACTACAAGACTAGTTTATTCAGATGGAACAAATCTTGTTGATGCAGGATTTGGTGGATCGTTAGATATAGAAGGAAGAGAATTAGTTTTAGATGCTGATGGTGATACAACTATTACAGCAGATACTGATGACCAAATAGATATTAAAATTGCAGGAGCTGATGATTTTCAATTTACTGCAAATACTTTTACTGCGCAAGCAGGTAGCACAATTGCTGCACAAGCATTAACAGCTACTACAGTTACAGCAAGTGGTATTGTAAAAACAGATGACACTACTGAAGCAACTTCTACAACAGATGGTTCATTACAAACTGATGGTGGATTGTCTGTAGCAAAAGATGCAGTGTTTGGTGACGATGTTAAATTATTAAGTGACTCTGCTGTATTAAGTTTTGGTGCAGATTCAGATACAACTTTAACACATACTGATGGAACAGGTTTAACTTTAAACTCAACAAATAAACTTCTTTTTAGAGATACTGGTTTATATATTAATTCATCTACAGATGGCCAATTAGATTTAGTAGCAGACACAGAAATACAAATTGCTGCAACAACAATTGATATTAATGGTGCTGTTGCAATGGATGGTGCTATTACTGGTGCTACTAACATTACTTTATCAGGTGAGTTAGATGCAGCAACAGGAGATTTTTCTGGTGATGTAGATGTAGACGGAACTTTAGAAGCAGATGCTATTACAATTAATGGAACGGCTATTGGTTCAATTTATGGTGTAGTTGCAGGAAGTTCTAGTATTGTTACAACAGGTGCTTTAGATTCTGGATCAATTACTTCAGGATTTGGTACTATTGATACAGGATCATCTACAATTACAACAACAGGATTAATCACTGGTGGTTCATTAGATATAGATAATGTTTTAATTAATGGAACAACAATAGGTCATACTGATGACACAGATTTAATTACATTAGCAAATGGTGTTGCAACAGTTGCAGGAGAAATTTCTGTAACAACACTAGATATTGGTGGAACAAATGTAACTGCAACAGCAGCAGAAATTAATTTAATAGATGGTGGTACTTCAAGAGGCACTACAGCAGTTGCAGATGGAGATGGTTTACTTGTAAATGATGCTGGCACGATGAGAATGACTAATGTCACAACATTAAAAACATATTTTCAAACAGGTGTTACAGCGTCATCTATAGCAGCGGATGATATTGGAACAGGAGATGGAGCTGTAACGATTGCAACTTCTTCAGGAAATATTACAATTGATGCGCAAGCTGGTGATGCAGATATTATATTTAAAGGAACAGATAGTGCAGCAGATATTACTGCACTAACATTAGATATGTCAGCAGCAGGTCTTGCAATATTTAATGACAGTGTAACAGTTGGAGATAATTTAAATTTAACAACAGATTCTACAGTAATTAATTTTGGTGCGGATAGTGATACTACTTTAACTCACACAGATGGCACAGGTTTAACTTTAAATTCTACAAATAAATTATGTTTTAATGATGCAAGTCAATTTATACAGGGCTCTAGCGCCACTGTATTATCTATTGGTGCAACTGATGAAATAGATTTAACAGCAACTGCTGTTGATTTAAATGGAACATTAAATGTTAGTGGTGTTGCAACTTTTCAATCAACACCAGTATTTCCGGATGGAAGCATAGCTTTAGCAGATTTAGATATAGATGGAGCAACAGATATTAACGCTGCTTTAGTAGATGCTGATTTATTTATAGTAGATGATGGAGCAGGTGGAACTAACAGAAAGGTAGCTGCTTCAAGATTAGTAACATATATAGACGCAAATTCGAGTGCCGCATCAGTGGGAAAAGCTATTGCAATGGCGATCGTATTCGGTTAAAAAGGAGATAATATGGCAACACCAAATATAGTAAACGTAGCAACAATCAATGCAGTAAATGCAGCTGCTAAATTAACAGGCACATCAAGAACAGAAGCAATTGATGTTCCAGCTGATAAAGTAGCAAAAATAAATACAATCTTAGTTGCAAATGTTGATGGTTCAGCAGCAGCTGATATAACAATTGAAGTTAGTATAGATAATGGATCTAATTATGTTGATCTTGCAAAAACTATTTCAATTCCAGCAGATGCAACACTAAGTTTTTTAGAAAATCCAATCTATTTAGATGAAACAGACTTATTATATTTTACAGCTTCAGCTGCAAATGATTTAAGTTATTTTGTATCATACGAATTATTAGACGACGCATAGGAGGTTTTATAGGCTATGGCAAATGGCGGAATTATAGGACCAAATTTTAGTTTTACTGCAGCAGTATGTGCAAGAATAGCAACATTTAATTCATCAGGAACTTACACAGCTCAAGTTACAGGCAATGTAGATTATTTAGTAGTTGCTGGTGGTGGCGGTGGTGGTTTTCGTTTAAATGGTGGTGGCGGTGCAGGAGGTTATCGTGCATCTGGATTTGGACCTAGTCCTTTAAGAGGTGATGCTGTGCCCGTAATAAAATGCACAGGATATACAATTACAGTTGGTGGTGGCGGTGCAGGTGGACAATGTGGTCCTGAAGCAGGCGCTAAAGGAACTAATTCAGTTTTTAATTATGCAGGATGCAATACTATAACATCTGCTGGTGGTGGTGCTGGTGCTCCAGCTTCATCTCCTTTAGGACAAGGAGGATCAGGAGGTGGTGCAAAAGTATCATATGGTCCTCAACCAAGAGCAGGTAATACTCCTCCAACAGATCCACCTCAAGGAAATGCTGGTGGTGAAGGTATTGATACATCTCCTAATATTAAAGGTGCTGGATCAGGTGGTGGAGCAACAGCTGTTGGTGGATCATCAACAGCACCTTTCAATCCAGCCCCTGCAAGAGCAGGAGGAGCTGGCGCTCCAAACACAATTTCAGGTTCAGATGTAACTTACGCTGGTGGTGGCGGTGGAGGAAACGAAGCACAACCCGTAACACCAGGTGGTGCAGGTGGTGGTGGAAATGGTGGTGTAGGTGGACCTTCAGATACATGTACAACTGCAGGAACTAATAATACTGGCGGTGGAGGCGGTGGTGGTGGCTGTGGATCAGCTGGACCAGGAGTTTATAATGGTGCACAAGGAGGATCAGGGATAGTTATTATAAAAGAACCTGCTAGTCCAAAAGGAGCACCTGGTTTATGGAGTTTAAATGAAGTATATGATTATGCAAAACAAGGAGAATGGAGTTTTTAATAAAAATTGACTATTTAAGACAAATATTTTAATATATTAAAGGAAAAAATTATGGCACATGCATGTTGATGGTGAAACATGGTGTGTAAATTTTTTTGGTGGTGGAACTTGGAAACAAACATCATATAATAATAATTTTAGAAAACAATATGCAGGTATAGGTCATGTTTATAATGCATCAAAAAATAAATTTTTAACACCTCAACCTTATAATTCATGGGCTTTAAATGGTAGTGATGATTGGAAAGCACCAGTCACTTATCCAGCTGGAGATCAATCAGCTTATTCAATAAGTTGGGATGAAGATAATTTAAGATGGTTAGGAACTAAAAAATCAGACAATTCAAATTACAGATGGGACGCGGATAATACTCAATGGGTATCCGTGTAAGGGTACTCTATGACTAGATCAAATGGCGGTATAATCGGTAAAACGAATTTATCTTCTTTTGGTAAAGATACAGTTACGTCTAGAACATCTACCGGAGCAGTCACTACACAACCAGGAACTAGAATGGTAAGAACTTTAGTTGTTGCTGGTGGCGGTGGTGGTGGAGTTAATGGTGGCGGTGGAGCTGGGGGTGGTGGTTTTAGAGATATTTCTAATATAGCAGTTTCTGGTAATACACCTTATACAATGACAGTTGGTGGAGGTGGTAATTCATGTTATCCAACATCATCTAGTGGAAGTAATTCTGTAGCTGCATTTCCATCTAATCCAATAACTTCCGCAGGTGGAGGTAGAGGAGCTGGTGGTGATGCACCTGCACCTCATCAAGCTGGTGGATCAGGCGGTGGAGCAAGTGGACATCCTGCTGGATGTAAAACAGCAGCAG